ACTTTTTTTACTTTATTTTTGTCTATTTTTTTCCAATCTATATATTTGTCTAAATTCACAGAAAAAACATTTTCGAAACCTCTTTCTGAACACCTTACCCCTATTTCATTAACTCCACTTTGATGAAGGTACTTTGATTTTAAAACAGCATTTGTTGTGATTACTGATTTTTCTATATTTTGTGAAAGAAATTCTTGCAACTCATTAAAATGGCAAAGTTTTAACCACATTATTTCAATTTTGTTATTTATTATCTTCTTCCTGTTAAGAATTGAAATCATTTCATTTTTGCTTAATATGGTGTGATTTATTCCGATATCATCAAACTCTGATTTTAGTGTTTCATCATCCTCATCATTCATCCAATCTGTGAGAACAGGAAGACCAAATTCAACTTGTTTTTCAAAATCTTCTTTGTCAAATATCAAAAAAACTTTACCGTTAAAGTAAACTGAATTTATCTTATCTATGAAGCTTCTTTCAAAACTTGTTTCTGCATTTAGATTTGTGTATTCAGTACTTAAAAGCTCTTCAAAACTCATTGAAGAGATTTCATTTACCCTCATGAATTTTGACAAATCTTCAAGATTTTTTGGGTTTCTGTTGTCATCTAATTTTAAAAGAGATGGGTTTATCCTTAATTTTTTGAAATTGATCAATTTCCATAGTGGTATTTCAAAGAAAGTATCCATCACTTCATATAATTTAACAAATCGTTCATTCACATCAAAAATGTTGTTCAAAATTTTCAACTCTCCTGATTCCATTTTTGTGATTGCCCTTTGTATGTCTTTTACCCTTGATTGAAGCCCTTCCCAGAATTTTGACATCTTTTTTGAATTGTCTTTATTTTTCTTAAAATGATTTACTCTATCCTTTAAATCCATACAAGCTGCTTCTGAGGAGATCTGTTTTTTTTCTGGAGAAAGAACACTAACAGATGAAATGAACTGCTCTTCTGACAATGATACATCATTCAAAATTTGTTCTGACTTCCACTCAATATCATTTAAAAGATTCCTTCTTCCCTTTTTTATATCAATATTTAAATTGTAAGAGGAAAGAATCAGCATGTTTTCAAAATATTTTTCTAAAAACAAAACAAATGCCCTAAAAAGCTCTATTGATGTACACTTTGTTTCTTTATGTATTTCACAATGTTGCAAAATTTTGTTTAACAGTTGATAAAATGCTGTATGGCCTATCAGCTGGTTGCTCGACTCTTGATTTTTTGTTACAAGCTCTATCAAACATGTATTTAATATCCTGCAGAAAAATAAGATTGGCTCTTCCCTTTCTGAAACATCAGGCAAAATTACCCAATCATTTTGGAACAAAATTTGTTTGTTTGACTTCATTGCATTTATTATTTCACTTAATACTGTGTAGACCGAATTTTCAAAATTGTTAAATTGGGATGAAATGTCTTTTTGAAG